TCGAGGCAGAAACCCGCATCGCGATGGCGTCCGTGACCAAGGCGCGCGGCTTCGACTCGCAGCGTGTGCGGGACGACGACATCGCGTTCGTCGACAGTCTGCTCGATGCTTGGCTCGACCTGCGGAGGTGACGTCATGGCGCTACAGCTTGCAGCCCAGGGCGGGGCGGATGACGAGGCTCGAGCAGTAGCGCAGGCGGCTCACGACCTGGCTGTGGCTGCTGACCAGAAGGCTGCCGAGGCAGACGCGCTAGCAGCCAACGCCCGCCAGATGGTCTTGAACAGAGACCCTCGGCTCAACGCGCTGGAGTCCGACACCGTCACGCTCAAGCAGGTAGCGCAGACCGTGCAGTCGCTGAGTGGTGAGTCCACCGCTGACCGCGCCGCGCTCCACGCCACCGACACCGGACTGCGCACGGACCTGACCAGCGCGCAGGCCGCAATCACCGCAGTCCAGACCGCGCTTGCCGCTGAGGTGCAGGCGCGCACTGCTGCCGACAACGCCGAGGCTGCCACTCGCAAGGCCGCCGACGATGCGCTCGCCGTGAGGGTGACCGCCCTCGAGACCGCGGTGGCAGCGCTGCAGCAGCTCAAGGTGCTGGTCGGGTACGGCGTCACCAACCTGCCCGCCTCGCTTGCTGCCGGCGCGACTACCAACGTCGTGGTGACCTTGAGTCGCAGCATGAACTCGTCGGTCTACTCGGTGGGCTACGGGCTCGCTGGTGGCACGTCACTGCTCGGTGCGCTGCAGGCCGTGGGTGTCGTGACGCAGACCGCGACCACCGTCACTGTCGCCGTCAAGAACACCGGGCTGACGGCGCTGCTCAACCTGAACACGGCGAGCCTGTCCGTCGTGGCCGCGAAGGATGCGTGATGGCTGACCTGACCATCGCCAAAGGCGACACGGGCGTGACTCTGACGCTTGAGGCCAACGTCGTCTCCACCATCACCTTCGCCGAGAACATCGGGCAGGCAGCGTGCATCACCGATGGGACCGCTCCTGTCGTGTGGACTACCGACGGCACGACCCCGACCAACCCGCCCAACGGGTCCAGTCGCAACGGCCATCGCCTGCCCGCCATTGCAGCCGTTGACGTCCGAGACACGAACAACACGGGTGCCGGCTTCGATGTCGTCAAGGTGCTGAGCTCCGGTACGCCGACGGTCACCGTCGAGAAGGCGTGACCCGCAACTCCGCACAGCGCGAGCAGCATCGTCGCGCGATCAAGCGCAACAAGCCGCCGTGTCACCTGTGCGGCCAGCCCATCGACTACACCTTGGGCCACCTCGACCCGATGGCTTACGTCGTCGACCACGTCGTGCCGCTCGCTCGAGGCGGACCTGACACGCTCGACAACAAGGCCGCCGCGCACCGCAAGTGCAACCGCGACAAGTCAGACCACATGCCCCGCACCGAGGGGCGCCGTGTCGTGCTGATCTGTGGCCCACCGGGGTCAGGCAAGACCACCCTCGCGCACAGCCTCGGCCTCACGGTGTACGACTCGGACGACGCACAGTGGCACGGCAGTGAGCGTCTTTTCCGTGACGCGATCACCCACGTCGGACGAGACCAGCAAGCACAAGCTGCGGTCATCAGGTCAGCCGCTACCGAGACGGCACGCAGCAAGGCAGCCCGCATGTGCGGCGCCACCGAGGTGCGTGTGCTCGACGTCGACCTCGCGACATGCACGGCACGCATCAAGGCACGCGGCACCACCAACCGAAGTGTCCGCGAACTCATTGCGGGCGCCCAGGACTGGTGGAAGAATTACGAGCCGACCATCGACATCCTGTCCGGTGCCCCGCGCAGCTTCGTGACTGCCCGCACCTGGTGAACAGGGGTGGGGGGCACCCCCCAATCGGCCCTGAGAAGGACCGCGGGCATAGGCGGCGCTCTCTCCCACTCACTTTTTTGGCCCTCAGGGAGGTGCGTCGGCATGGCTGTTCGCCACCTCAGGAGCGCCGACGACGCGCCCACCGAGTCTCAGCTGCTGCGCCAACAGCTGACCCGGGTCGAGACCGCGTTCTACGACGACGCGACTCGGCCGACTGACCTCAAGGCGTTGTCTGTGGAGATGCGAGAGCTGCGGGGTCTCATCAAGGCGGCCGAGGCTGCTGAGAACAAGACGCTGAGCGTGGTCGCCGACACCGATGACGAACCGCTTAGCTGACCTCGCGAAGCACCTGATCACCCCCGATTCGGCGGTGGCGACGGGCTGGCCTCGGGTGCGCGACACGTGCAACAACTTGGGCTGGCGCTTCGACGAGTGGCAGGACGACCTGGGCCGGCTGGTGCTGGCGAAGGACGCCTCGGGCATGTACGCCGCGTCGATCTGCGCCATGTCGTTGCCGCGGCAGGTGGGCAAGACCTACCTCGTGGGCTGCATCGCGTTCGCGCTGTGCTTGACGCAGCCGGGCACGACGGTGATCTGGACTGCCCACCGCGGCAGGACGGCCACCGAGACGTTCCGGTCGATGAAGGCCAAGGCCAAGCTGCCCGAGCTCGCGGCGTTCATCGACCAGCGCGCCAAGGGTGGCGGCATCCGCAGCGCCAACGGCGAGCAGGAGATCGAGTTCCTCAACGGCTCGCGCATCCTGTTCGGCGCCCGCGAGTCCGGCTTCGGCGTAGGTTTCGCCAACGTCGGGATGCTGGTCATCGACGAGGTGCAGCGCGCTTCGACGAAGGCCATGGATGACCTGCTCCCCACCACCAACGCCGCCGCCAATCCCCTGGTGCTGTGCATGGGCACCCCGCCTCGTCCGACTGACGACGGCGAGGTCTTCGCGATGCTGCGCAAGGAAGCGAAGGCCGGCGAGTCCGGCGATGTGCTGTACGTGGAGCTGAGCGCCAGGTCGCGTTTCGACCTCTCCGACGACGCCGCGTTCTGGGAGCAGCTGCGCCTGGTCAACCCGTCGTTCCCCCACCGTGTCGGCGAGCGCGCGATCCTGCGCAACAAGAAGGGCCTCACTGACGACTCGGTGTACCGCGAGGTCTTCGGCATCTGGGACGAGCTCACCAAGCAGTTCTCGCCGATCAACGGCGCTCTGTGGGCCGAGGCTGCCGACGTTGGCCCCGTGGACGGCACCAAGCCGGACGGCATGGCCGTTGACATGTCTCACGATCGGCAGATCTCGGTCGGCGCGTGCTGGGTCGAGGACGAGTCGGCGCACCTTGAGGAGGTGTGGGCCGGTGTCGACGAGGCTGCCGTCGCCGAGTGGGTTGCGGCTCGCGCTGGCAAGAAGATGCCGGTGCTCATCGACTCCATGTCCCCGGCCGCGTCCCTGATCCCGGTACTCAAGGCTAAGGGCGTCAAGGTGCACGTCAGCTCCGCGAACGACATGGGCAAGGCGTGCGGTCTGGTGGTCTCCGACCTTGAGTCCGAGCGACTGACCCACGCCGACCAGAAGGCCCTCAACCTAGCCCGCGAGAACGTCCGCAAACGGATGATCGGCAAGGCCGGCGGTTGGGGTTACGACCGGTCCGACCCTGCCGTGAACATCGCCCCGATGGTGGCGGTGTCGCTGGCCCGCCTGGCAGCCACGATGACCAAGAAGCGATCAACGTCCGGCGAGGCCGTGTTCAGGTGACAGGAGGTCTGCCGTGGCGTTGAGCAAGGCAGCCGCCCTTGAGACCGTGCGCGACGTCATGCTGAGTCAGCGTGTCGCTGAGGCCGCTCGCCTGGACCGCATCCACCGCGCTCTGCGCCCGATGACGCGGCCCGGCGAGTTCGTGCCGACGGTGCAGATCCCCGCCGACGCGCCGCCGCTGATGCGTGAGCTGGCCCGCAAGTCGCAGACCAACTACCTGCCGTTGCTGGTCAAGACGTTCCGCCAGGTGATGAAGGCGGACGGCTACTACTCGGCCACCGACGCGGACGCCACCCCGGCGTGGGCGTGGTGGCAGCGCAACCGCATGGACTCGCGCCAGACCGGCCTGGTCGACAGCGCCCTGTCCTACGGCGCCGCCTACGCCACCGCCCTGCCCGGCACCTACGGGCGAGGCGAGACCGGCCCTTCGATCAACCTGTACTCCCCGCGCGAGATGACGGCGCTCTACCAGGACCCCAACGCCGACGAGTGGCCCATGCTGGCCGTCGGCGTGGATGGCCTGCAGGTCACGCTGTTCGACGAGGAAATGGTCTACCGGTTCGGCGTCGAGCCCGGTCCCCTGCAGCGCTGGCAGCAGCAGGAGGCCGCTTCCCTGCCCTATGGCGGCGGGCAGCTGACCTACCTCGACCAGCAGGCCCACGAGGTCGGCGTGTGCCCGGTGGTCCGCTACCGGGACCGCAACCTACTGGCCGGCGAGGAGTCGTTCGGCATCGTCGAGCCGCTCATCGTCACCGGGGAGCGCATCTCCGAGGTCACGTTTCAGGCGATGGTCGTGCAGTACACGCAGGCGTTCATGCAGCGCTACGTCCTCGGCTGGGTGCCCAAGAACGAGGAGCAGGAGCTCAAGGCCGGCGCTGCTCGCATCTGGTACCTCGACGAGGACCCCGCCGACGTCAAGATCGACCAGCTCCCCGCGGGCTCGGTCGACCTTGAGCTGCGCAACGCCTCCATCCGTGACTTCGCAGCCCTCGGCCAGATCCCGGCCCAGGCGTTGGGTATCGACGGCATCAGCAACATCTCTGACGCCACCTTGGCCGGTCTCGAGGCCGCCAAGAACCGTGAGTCTGACGAGATCACCACCAGCCTCGGCGAGTCCCACGAGCAGCTGCTGCGCCTGTGCGCCTACATCGACGGCAACCAGGCCGCGGCCGACGACTACAACTCCGAGATCCGGTGGCGCTATTTCGAGGCCCGTTCGTTCGCGCAGACCGTGGACGGCCTCGGCAAGCTCGTCACGATGCTGGGCCTGGACCCGGCCATCGCGCTCGAGGACGTGCCCGGCATGACCGAGCAGCGCCTCGCTCGTGCGACCAAGGCGCTGCGGCAGAAGACGGCACGCGAAACCCTAGCCGCCCGCCAGGCCCCGACGTTCACTCCGGCACCCGTGGAGCCCGTCGGTGGCAACGCCGCAGCAACTGCGTGAGGAGACCGCGGCAATCGCGGCCCTTGCAGTCGACGACCTCGCCTCACTGCTGACTGGCGTACCCGACGAAGCGGTCCGTGCGTTGTTGTTCGACCTGCTCCCTGGCGTGGTGGAGTCCCTGCGCGAGACCGCAGCGACCATCGCCGTCGAGTGGTACGAGGAGTTCCGCACCGAGGTCGACGCGCCCGGCTCGTTCGAGGCGTTCGTCCCGGACCTGCGTGACCCCGGCGTCGAGTCGCTGATCGGGTGGGCCGAGTCGGAGTCACAGGACACCCTGAACCGACTTTCGCTCATCGAGGGCGGTGTGATCCGCAGGGTCACCAACGGCGCCCGTGAGGCAACCATCGCGCTCTCGGCTGCCGACCCGCAGAGCATCGGCACGCAGCGTTACGCACGCTCGTCTGGCGGCTGCGGTTTCTGCAGGATGCTCGCCGCCCGAGGCGCCGTGTACCGCACCGAGAAGTCGGCCACTTTCGGCGCCCACGACAGCTGCGGCTGCGTGGCGATCCCCGCGTTCGGCGGCATTGAGCTCCCCGTCCGGCCCTACGAGAAGACGCTCAAGAACGTGAGCGACGCAGACCGGGCCCGCGTGCGCGAGTACCTGCGCACCCACTGACCACCGACACCGCAACGGCGTCGGCCAACCCGAAACGGGTGATCCACGCATGACCGAGCAGACCCCTGAGGCCGCCGCAACGGAGGCCCCTACCCCCGAGCAGCAGCCCGAGCAGCCCAAGCCGGCCGAAACGGTCGAGTTCTGGAAGCAGAAGGCCCGCGAGCAGGAGGGACGCGCCAAGTCGAACGCCGAGGCCGCCAAGCGGCTGCAGGAGTACGAGGACGCGCAGAAGTCCGAGCATCAGCGACAGTCCGACGCGCTAGCCAAGGCCCAGCGCGAAGCAGCCGAGGCATCCGCCGAAGCACTTCGCTACAAGGCCGCGGCGACCCACGGCGTCGGCGCTGACTACTTCGACCTGCTCGG